TATCAACATCATTCATGCCAAGGTGAGCGTGAACAAATACCCTGTTCTTGTTATCACCATCATACAAGATATTAAATAATTTATCTAACTCTTGTTCATTAAACTGCGCTCGAACACTGTCAATGTGTAACTTAGCATTAGCCTCGATAGAAAGAATACCATCAACAGTACGCCTCCAGTCTTCTTCGAGTGCGATGACTCCGACGTTGTCTGTAGTGTTAGTGATTAACCAATGCTCTAGCTCTCGTGTAACACTAGACTTGCCAAGGCCTGTACCACCCGTCAAAGTAATTAACTCGCCTTGACGTAAGCCCTCTAGCTTATCATTAAGCCCCTGCCAAGGGTAGGGTATTGCTTCTTTACGTTCACGCTTCTTGTAGTTCTCACGCTCTTCAGAAACGTTTAAGATGCCTGAAGGTGTATATACTTTAGAAGCCCACCAAGCAGCTACATAAGCTTTATGCTGGCTCTGCTTAAGCATTTCGTTAGCATCTTTAAAGTCATTAGGTAGTGAAAGTATTCGAGCCTTGCCGGGCTTAAGAATACGAGCAACTTTCTTTGCGGCTTCTCGACCAACTTTGTCGTTGTCAAAATTTATAACAACTGTGTCGAATGATTCGATAAATTCAAGGTTCTCTTGTATATCTCTTGCCGCACCGGAAGCACCGCTCTTAATTGAGACGACCGGCCATTTGCTTCCCAAGAGTTCGTATGCTGCCATAGCATCGCACTCACCTTCAGTAACAGTAATAAACTTACCACCTGTTTGCGCGATCTGTTGTCCAAAAAGTCCTGTTCCTTTAGGTGAACCAAGCCAAGTAAATGTTTTGTTACTACGGCGTATCTTTGTAGCAACCTCTTCGTTGTTTATGTAAGCGGGATAGTGATGCTCAGTAATATTTCCTTCTGAGTCTTTGACGGCTCTGACGCCGTAAATCTTTGCAGTATTAAGTGAGATTTGTCTGTCTGTCAGTGCGTGATAAACACTGTTATTTGTAAAAGGCATATTGTCATTGGATCGTTTGTAACTAGAAAAGTCTGCCACGTTTCCTCCCATTGCAGATTCGTAGTCTTTAAAAAATGCATCGCAACTAAAACATTTTGCAGATCCGTCAGAGTTAATGGAGACAGGGTCACTGCCTCCACAACTAGGACAGGGCTTGTGGTACTCCACAAAGTCGCCCATGTTATTCCTCCGTTTCTTCTTCCTCCGAAGCAAGCGCATCGTCAGTTAAAAACTCTTGGACTTTAGAGTGCAGTGCAACACACGCAGCCTGAGCAATAACAATACGATCTTCCAAAGCACGGACATCGTTCTCTGCACCAATCAAAAGTTGAAAGGCTTTTTGACCTTCTGGCGAAAGCAGAGAAACGTCATAGCGTTTGTCGTCATGTACGTAAGTATTCATTAGAGTTCATCCTCATCATCAAGTGCATCAAATTCATCGCCATCAGCGACACCATATTCAACCAACTCTAAAACCTGCATGGCTTTAAAGTCAAGCCCTTTATATACAGTACCATTCCAAGTGGACTCCCACTCGTTATAGTGTACTCGTACTTTAGAGCCATTACCTACATTTGTATCCATAGGGTTTTTGTTGCGATCCACAAGACGCGGTGCGGGATTTGGCTCACCACTTTTCTTGCGAGTCTTGCGTTTAATAATTAAAGCTGGACCCTCATCCATGTCTTTAACTGTAAAACCTCGAGACCTGAATGAGTCAGCAACGTCGTCACTTACGACTAGGTTTACTGAATACACAGGTTCGAATGTTGTGTTGGGTGTTGTAACTGAAGCCCAGTAAGCTACGCCTTCAACAACTGCCATGTTTTTCTCCTTTAGGATTTACTAAATAAAAAGTCTATGTATCTAGGTATACAATTGTATACGTAAGATTCGTTTAGTTCTTTCTGATCTTTCTTACTTTGAAGATTGATCCAACTAATAAAGTTTCGTAAAGCCCTTTCGCTAGGCAGCTTAGTACCTAACGAAAGAACAAACGCTTTACATAAAGCATCTTCGATTAAAATAAATTCTTCATCTTTCACTCTGCCTCCTATAGTACGCCACCAGTTATGGTCGTTAGCTTTATAGTATCTAAAAGCAAATTAAATCTTTCGACTTCAATGTCTGAAAAAATCGTAAGGTCTTCCTCCGTATCAACAACAAGGATAAAAGGATGTTCGGCTTCTTCGTTAAATTTTTCAAGAGCTTCAAAAACTTTCTCCTTTAAAGTCATTTCAGGATCTTTAGAAACATTACCAAAATTACCTTGTACTATTTTCAAAATCTTCTCCTAGCTTTAAAGCTTTTAAGGATTGTATCATTACACTGCGAAGTGGTCAACACCAAAATCTGTGAACAAGTACGCAGGATCAACAACAAGATTGACACGATCAATATCAGAACGATCCGCATCAAAGCAGCATTGCTCAAACAAACTATAAGACTGACCGTCCCAAGGTTTAGCACTTGTGTGATAGAAGCAAGCTGACTGAAGATCAATCAACTCATCTGGTGTTAAGTCAATATACTTTTTAATCTTTGATATATATGCAGCAGCACGAGGACCATGATTAGGATCATAGTCTTCGTTGTGTCTGCAAGAATCATGAAGATATGCAAAGTATTTAAAGAGCATTGGATTTAAGTTATAGTTGTCAGCTATACGTAATCCAGCATTCATAACATTAAAGTAATGTTGCTCACCATGAATGTCAGAGTAAAAGAAAGGGTTGTCCTGTTTTAGTTTATCAATTAGATTTTGCACCTAATACCTCAATTGTTTTACACAAATACCATTCAGCTTTACGCAAATCTTCAATTCCATTTTTATATTTCCAACGATGAAGATATTTATGGCAGTTACCCATGCAATAAGAAACGAAGCCATCGTCGCCTAATTGCTGCTTAATGTAGTCAATTGCTTCGATACTACCTTTGTTATAGTGAGCAGGTCTGTTTACATTATCTAAAACTTTTGTAAGTGAATCCCACTCTGCAGGCGTAACCTTATCTATACTCATTTTTAACTCCTGTCATATCAACGTATTTAATGTTTTTACTATCAGAATAAAATGTAACTTCTATTACACGAGCGTACGGATAGTCCGAATCTCCAGAAATAAAACGATAAGTTTCTTGATTCATAATTAAACTCCATTAACGTGTTCTTTAGTAATCCTTGTTTGTACATGGATGTATCCGTCAGGCCAATAAGCGTAACAATCTGCAAGCTTTGTTGCTGCTCTTTGCACTTCAGCAGCAAAGTGTTCAAACTCTCCTACTTCAGCAGAGTACCAAAAAGGAATTCGCAAAACTTGTTCTGTGTCTCCCATATACTCATAAAAAATAACAATCTCTGCGTTGTTTTCGAAAGGACCATCAAGGCCAAAATGATTTGCTACGTGGTTCTGTGGTTGTTTCATTTACTTCTCCAGTAGTTGTACTAAATGCTCCGCAGTTAATATTTCATGCGTAGATAAAAAAGGTATGGGACCATTTAAATCTTCTTCATACAGCTGATTGGCAAATTTCTTTGCTTCGTCTTTAGAAGAAAACCAATACAGATCCCCCGCGTCTACGCTCCAGACTGTTATTCCCATCCTGTAAACACCGCACAGTAGTCAGTCTTTTTAAGCTTGTCACCTTTACCAACATAGACAGGATAAGAGTCTAAATTCCTAATAGGTTTGCCGTGTGTCTTGATAATATACTCGACACCATCTTCAGCTTTAAAATCTCTAAGACGCTTTACAACTCTCCATATACCAATAGGCACATCCCAGCTGTGTTTCTGAATGTAATATTTCATAAGCTCTCCAAATAAAAAAGGCGGGGCATTTCTGCACCCGCCAAGACACGTCCCACTCGGACAAACTAGTATTTACCTTTATGAACTTCTCTTAGTATCTGATAGATTTCAGAACTACTAAACCTGAGTTCTTTAAGGTCTTTTGATAATGATGTGTAATCAGGATTAGGTTTTAAGTATACATGGAACTGAACCAAACCCTGAATTTGTTTCCCCCGCTCAATACTCATGCAACCTGCTTCCATACAGTAGAATTTAGGGTCTTACGAACTGTATCTTGTCGCTTGTGACGAACAGATGCAATGTTTACTTCAGAAGCTTTACGTGCTGCTGGAGCATGCGTAGACCAATCAGTAAGAGTATTATACACTGCCCAACGATTCCTGCCAAGGCGCTCACGATACTCAGGCCACTTGAGCCATAGATAGTTTAGACCACTGTTGAATCTTGGAAGGCCGTCAAAAATATCTGCCCATGACGTTGCACCATCAGCAACAAGAGTCTTGACCTGCGGCAAACAACCAGCTGCTTCAGCAAAGATAAACATAGCTTGTTGTTCTGATACGCCTTCCTTGGCCCAAGCATGCCATGTTTCTTGCTCTTCTTGGAAGAAGTCTAAGGCTTTGACAATCAAACGTGAGCCATGCTCGATGTCTAGATTCTTAGTATGTCGAGC